ACAAGCTGGTCAAAGATTCGCGGCGATTGCTGACATGCAAGTGGGAGATGGTAACCAAGGAGCCGCAGTTGGAACCACAATCGCTCTTCTCGAAAGAGGCTCACGAGTCATGTCAGCAATTCACAAAAGATGTTATGCAGCGATGAAAGATGAATTTAAATTACTTGCAAAAGTTGTTTCACAATATTTACCACCAGAATATCCATATGATGTTGTGGGTGGTGCAAGAAATGTTAAACAAGCAGATTTTGATGATAGAATAGATGTTGTGCCAGTAGCAGATCCAAATATATTTTCTATGTCGCAAAGAATTACTTTGGCTCAAACACAATTACAGATCGCAACATCAAATCCAATGTTACACAACATGTATCAAATATATCGAAACATGTATGAAGCGATAGGTGTTAAGAATGTGGACGCAGTTTTACCACCACCCGCACCAAATGCACCAATGGATCCAAGTATGGAGCATATTAATGCGTTAGCTGGTAAACCTTTTCAAGCTTTTCCTGGTCAAGATCACAGAGCACACATTACAGCTCACTTAAATTTTATGTCAACTAACATTGTAAGAAATAATCCACAGGTTATGGCTGCAATACAAAAAAATATTTTAGAACACATTAGTTTAATGGCTCAAGAACAAGTACAATTAGAGTTTAGAGAGCAGTTACAGCAAATGATGATGATGCAACAGCAAGCAGCAATGAATCCACAAGTGCAAGCACAGCTTCAAGCGCTTACAAATCAAATTGAAGCAAGAAAATCTGTGTTGATTGCAGAGATGACAGAAGAATTTATGAAAGAAGAGAAGCAAATTACATCACAATTTGACTCTGATCCGTTGTTAAAACTAAAATCTAGAGAAGTTGACCTTCGTGCAATGGAAAATGAGCGTAAAAAAGACAATGATAAGGCTCAACAAGACCTTGCAAGAGCAAGATTGATGCAACAAGGTGAAATTGCAGAGAATAAAATGGAGCAAAACGAAGATTTAGCTAAATTAAGAGCTGGAGTTAGCCTTGCAAAGAGCGGAGTTAACAAAGCAGCTGTTATGGTGGAGGATAATTAATGCCATTAAACAAAAAAGGTAAAAAAATTATGAAATCCATGAAAAAACAGTATGGTAAAAAGAGGGGTGAAAAGATATTCTATGCATCTAAGAATAAAGGTGTTATAAAAGGGGTTAAAAAAGGAGCATAAATGCAAAAACTTGATAAAATCAAAGAAGTTAAAGTTGCTGAGCAGAGTATTGAGGTAGATCCAAGATCTAAAACTACTGCTGACCAAGCATTTAACTATATTGCAACAGGAAAACCTGAAATGCCAGTCGGCGGTCAGAAAAGAATGTTGCCTGAGAAAAAAAGAAATTCTAAAGCGTACTAATTATGTGGTTATCGGCAATTAAATTAGCCGTTTCTGCTGGAAGTAAGATCTACGCTAACAAGCAGAAAACGAAGATGGCAATGTCTGATGCACAACTTATGCATGCAGAACGTATGGCCCGTGGTGAGGAATCTTACCAGGGAAAACTTCTTGAGGCCCGACAGTCAGACTGGAAGGACGAGGCAGTTTTGATAATTCTGTCTTTGCCCGTGGTGGTGCTCGCGTGGGCAGTTATATCGGATGACCCATCTGCGATGGACAAGGTAAAACTGTTCTTCGAGATGTTCTCACAGCTCCCGTCATGGTTCACAAATCTTTGGATACTTGTAGTTGCGAGCATATATGGTATAAAGGGTACACAAATTTTTAGAAACGGAGGAAAAAAATAATGGGAATTTTAAGTTATGGATACAAAGGCACAGTAGCTGGTGGTAAAAAATTGCTTCAAAAATTATCTGGTCAAGGTAAGACAACTGGTAAAGAAGGTATTAAATTTACTAAACCAGGAAAAGATTTAACAACAAAAAGAAATATACAAGATAAAACTGTTAAAGCAGTTGATGAAGGAATTAAAAAAGGTATGGAAAAAGCAGGAGCAGACGTTAAATTTTTAACTGCTGAACAAAAAAGAGCCTTAAGACAAAGCGCTTCTAAATCAAAAAGAGAAGAATCTAAAAAATTAAAAGGTGTATCTTATGAATATGATAGACTAGAAAAAAAATTTACAAAAGCAAAAGCAGACATAAAAAAAAGAAAAAAAATTAAAACAGCAGCTGGAGCCACTGCAGTTGGAGCAGGAACCGCAGCAGCAGGTTTAACAGTTAAAAAAATTAAAGATGAAAGAAAAAAGAAAATGGGCGGTGGAATGATGGGCCGTAGAATGGGTTACAGTCAAGGATCTAAAAAATTTCCTGATTTAACAGGAGATGGTAAAGTAACATTCGCTGATATCTTAAAAGGTAGAGGCGTAATTAATGGTAAGAAAAAGAAAAAATAATGTCTAGACCAGGTTTATATGCAAACATACATGCTAAAAGAAAACGTGGAGGTAAGATGCGAAAGAAAGGTGCAAAAGGTGCACCAAAAGCTTCTGACTTCAAAAGAGCAAAACAAACAGCGAGGAAATAATGACTAAACTATGTCCTAGAGGTAAAGCCGCCGCGAAGCGAAAATTTAAAGTGTATCCGTCAGCATATGCTAATGCCTATGCTAGCAAGATCTGTGCTGGTAAAATTAAAGATCCATCTGGTGTGAAGAGAAAAGATTTTAGAGGTAGCAAAGCTGAAGGTGGATTGATGGAAGCAACTTCAAGATTAAAAAGACAAGGTTTAAAACATGGTGGTCCTAAGGGTGGACCTGGTAAAATGGGACCTAAATCACCAAAATTTAAAGCAATTACAATAGATAAAGACAAATCTGGTAAACTTTATAAAGTAGAAAAAAAGGCTAAAGGTGGAAGAGCAGGATATAGAAAAGGTGGCGGTGTCTGCCTTAGAGGAATGAACAGAGACGCTATCGGAAAGAACTCGTAGTGCCATGGCTAAAAACGGTTTAGATAAATGGTTTGCCCAAAAGTGGGTGGACATTGGAAGTAAAAAGAAAGATGGCTCTTTTTCAAAGTGTGGAAGATCAAAACAAAAGAAAGATGCAAAACGTAAGTATCCAAAATGTGTTCCGCTTGCAAAAGCAAGACGTATGACTGAAGGTCAAAGACGATCAGCAGTTTCTAGAAAAAGAGCAGTAGCACAAGGTGTTGGTGGTAAACCAACAAATGTAAAAACATTTGCAAAAAGAAAACAAGCAATGGGTGGTGGTTTTATGGCAAGGAGAGCAAGATATGTCTAGAAATGATTATCAATTAAAATTTGGTGAGCCAAAACAATATTATGGAAATTTTCCAGACGGTAGAAAAGCCATGAAAAGAGGTGGCGATGTAATGCCAAAAAGAAATAAAAAAAATTTTCGCCCAACTAAAAAAGGCGCAGGTATGACTAGAGCTGGTGTCATGGCCTACAGAAGAGCAAATCCCGGTTCAAAACTAAAAACAGCGGTCACTGGCAAAGTCAAACCAGGATCTAAAGCTGCTAAAAGACGTAAATC